GTTCCTCCGCACATGATCGGGCTGACCGAAAAAACAACCAGTTTCGGGACAGGCATCGAGCAGCAGAGCATCGCCTTTGTGAAATACACGCTAACGCGCCACTTGGTCAAATTTGAACAGGAAATCAACCGGAAATGCTTTCGTGGTCCGGCAAAATTCGCTGAATTCTGCACGGCAGGGCTCGAACGTGGCGATTTCAAAACGCGCAATGAGGGCTACCGAATTGCCCTTGGCCGTGCCGGAGAACCCGCCTGGCTCACCGTCAATGAAGTGCGCAAGCTCGAAAACCAGCCGCCTGTTGACGGCGGTGACGTACTTCCCAGCAACGTACAGCAACCCACACAGGATACGGTACCCGCATGAAGACAATGCTTAACCAGTTGCTCGCCGACAACCGCGGGCGAGGAATTTTCCGCGTCGAGAATGCTGCTGAGGATGTCGCCACGATCTATCTCTACGATGTCATCGTCGATGATGACCTGTTCGGCGGCGTGTCTGCGCTGAGCTTCGTCACGCAACTTTCCGCGCTCAATGCAAAAACCGTGCATTTGCGCATCAACTCTCCAGGCGGCGATGTCTTTGCCGGTCAGGCTATGGCGCAATGCATCCGCGAACATCCGGCGAATATCATCGCGCATATCGACGGGGTTGCCGCGAGCGCTGCGTCATGGGTGGCCATCGCTGCTGACGACGTGGTTATCGCTCCTGGCGCCATGATGATGATTCACCGTGCGAACACCATCACATGCGGCAATGCGGATGACCTGATGGAAACTGCGGCCTTGCTGGAAAAGGTCGACAGCATCTTGGTTGCCGCTTACGTCGAAGCGACAGGCCAGGGCGCACAGCAAATCAAGGACTGGATGGACGAAGAAACCTGGTTTTCCGCAATGGAGGCGGTGCAATACGGGTTTGCCGACAGCGTCGCCGAATCTGTTCCAAAAACAGTCAATGTCTCAGGAAAGTGGAATCTGTCCGCATGGGGAAATGCCCCAAAGTTGGATACGGAGGATCCTGCACCAAAAGACACCATTACTGAGCCTTCCCATACTCCAGAACTTGAACCAACAGAACACCTTCGTCGCCGTCTACGGCTGGCGGAGTTGCAAGCGGCTTGACGCCTCCCGCGTCTGCTGACCCTACCGCCTATTGGCGGTTTTTTTTCGCATAAGGAAAAACCATGCAATCAATCCAAGACCTGCGGGAGCGTCGCACCGTCCTCGCACAATCCGTTCACAAGCTGCTTGACGACCATCCTGGCGATAAGTGGACCCCGCAATTGCAGGACAAGTACGATCAGACGATGGCGGAAATCGAAGTCGTCGGCAACGAGGCAAAGCGCGTACAAGCTGCGCTCGATCTGATGACCGAGACCGCACAAGCCGACGCCATCACCAACGTCCTTGAACGCAAGTCCAAAGGAGCCAAGAGCGAAACCGTCGAACTGTACTCGAAGTGGCTGCGCGGTGGTGACCGGGCGCTGAATGCAGAAGAGTGGGGAGTGGTTCGCAACACCATGAGCACGACGACGCAATCTCAAGGTGGCTACACCGTGCCGACAGAGGTTGCGAAAGAAGTCGCCGATGCGCTCAAGGCTTATGGTGGCGTGCGTTCCGTTGCCGATGTCATCGCCACCAGCGGGTCGAACCCGATCAACTTCCCGACATCGGATGGAACGTCTGAAACTGGTGAACTGATCGCAGAAAACACGACAGCCTCCGGAGCCGACCCCAGCTTCGGTGTGGTCACGCTGACGACCTACAAGTTCAGCTCCAAGATCGTCGCGGTGCCGTTCGAACTGCTGCAGGACTCGGCTGTGGATATGGAGGCATTCATCCGCATGCGTCTGGCAACTCGTCTTGGCCGCGTGCAGAACACCTACTTTACCACGGGAACAGGATCGAGCCAGCCGAACGGCGTAGTAACGGCGGCGGCATCCGGCAAAGTTGGTTTGACCGGACAAACTGTCTCGGTCATCTTCGACGACCTTGTCGACTTGGTGCATTCGGTGGACTCGGGTTATCGCAACCTGGGAAATTGCCGTTTCATGATGAACGATTCTTCGCTCAAAGTGATACGCAAGATCAAGGACAGTTCCAATCGTCCCGTCTTCATTCCGGGGTGGGATGGTCTTGCAGGGCCGATGGCGGATACGCTGCTTGGCTATCCGGTGACGATCAACCAGGATGTTGCGGTGATGGCGGCAAACGCCAAGTCCATTCTCTTTGGCGACTTCAAGTTTTACAAGATTCGCGAAGAGATGGGCGCCACAATTTTCCGGTTCGACGATTCGGCGTACGTCAAACTCGGCCAGATCGGTTTTCTTGCCTGGGTGCGCGCTGGTGGCAACCTCGCCGATGTTGGCGGTTGCCTCAAGTATTACCAGAACAGCGCAACTTAACCACGACGGGCGCGAAAGCGCCCGTTTTCGGAGGCAACAACAACAGCATGAAAAAGGAAGTTGTCGAGATGACCGGGCGCGCGCTCGTCGATATCCCTGCGCATGGACTGAAGGCCGGCGATTACGGTTCGCTGCCCGCAGACGTGGCGCAGAGTTACGTCGACGCCGGAGCGTTCGATATACAAGCGAAACAATCGTAAAGGATCGACATGGCAACTGGAACAATCAAATGGTTTTCGGCCGGGCTGCTGCAGCTCGGGACGAAGGTTCACAACCTCACGTCCGATGTGCTCAAACTTGGCATAGTCACGACAGCAACGGTTCCGACGACAGACACAGCGATTCCTCATTGGGGCGGCACCGGAACAACCAACTTTGCAACCAACCAGGTTAGCACCGGGGGCGGCTATACCGGGCCGATCACACTGGCGTCGGTGACGTTCACGGAGATTGGCTCATCTCCGAAGGTGCCTACTTTGCGAGCAACAGACCCAGTGATTCCGCAGAATGCCAGCGGTTTCACAAATGGCGCTTACGGGATTATCTACAACGATACCGACGCCAACAAGCGCGCGCTCGGATTCATCGAACTTGATGCGGGCGGCGCTTTGAACATCGTCACTGGATCGAAAACGATCGACTTCCAGGGCGCAGGAACCGACATCCTCGCACTGACCCCGGCATAAGGAAAAGCAATGACACCCGCACAACTGCAAGCCTTCAAAACGGCGATTCTGGCCGATGCCAACTTGACCGACCTTGTCGCTACTGGCCAAACGGGCGCGATAGCTCAGTATTACCAGGCGGACTCGACTTTCACGGTCTGGAAGTCAAGCACGTCAAGCGCCGACATCATTGACGCCGTAACGTGGTCGAACTACACGCCTGCCGACGCCCCGGACAGCACAACCCTGTACCTGAACCGCTGCGAGATTTGCGCGATCAAGCGCGACAACATGCGCGCCATGTTGGCGTCCGAACGCCTGCTTACCGGCAAGAACTCGACGCGCGTCAATCTGCAGGATGCGCTACAAAATGTGCCTGCCGGCGCCGGCGGGGCGCTGCTCGATGCCGGATGGCTTGGCGCAGGAAAGGTCAAGGCCACAATCTCGCGCCTGGCAAACAAGTTGGAGGCGCTTTTCGCTACCGGCACCGGAACCGCTTCTGTTCCAGGAAATCTGGTTGTGGAACATGTGCCAGGAATCAGCGACGTCGACAAGGCTCTGGCGTCTTAAGTCATGGCTACGCCTCTTCTTCGCGACAACATCGGCAGCGTTTTCACGGTCACGGCTGGAAACTCCGTTACCAGCGGGAACTACTCGGTATCGGGTGACAAACTTGCCATCGACAACACAACCAATCTGGCGCTGTTCGGCGATTTTGAACTGGTGTTGGGTTCGGCATTCGGCGCGGCGCCGACAGCCGGGCAATTGCAGCTTGTAGCCGTCGATTACGACCTTGGTGGAACCAATGCCGGGCCAACACCAAGCGGGACGGCGCCTCTACCGCGCTTCTGCGGAAACTTCTCTCCGATCCCGGTCACGGGAAACACCAGCACCTCGTGGAAAATGCGTCTCAACTCCGTTCCGCTTGCCGCCAAGACGGATTATTACGTCTACAACAACGGCACAGGTCAGACGCTCGCAA